CAAATATGTTGAGAGTGCAACTACGCCATTTTTGGCTCGCGCCTCAGCTGCTGGTCATGGTTTATTGGGTACTCAACCTTCTGCTAGTTTTAATGTTAACGCTAGTTCACAAATGAATTTTAGCGGTACTACTGCAATTTGGGACCCTAATGGTTCTTTATATGCGGACTTATCAACTGCTACTGCTGCAACCATTAATCAGTTACGTCAGTCTTTCCAGATTCAGAAACTTCTTGAAAGGGATGCCCGTGGCGGTACACGTTACACTGAAATTATTCGTGCTCACTTTGGTGTTATTAGCCCGGATGCTCGTTTGCAGCGCCCTGAGTACCTTGGCGGTGGTTCTGCTCCCATTACTGTTAATCCCATTGCCCAGACGTCTGGTACGTCGGCCTCTGGCACTACTACTCCTTTGGGTAATCTCGCAGCTATGGGCACTGGACTCGCCCATGGTCATGGATTTACACAATCGTTTACAGAGCATGGTGTAATTATTGGTTTGGTGTCGGTTCGTGCAGACCTGACTTATCAGCAGGGTCTGCGTAAGATGTGGAGTCGTTCAACTAGATACGACTTTTACTTCCCGGCGTTCGCACACCTGGGCGAACAGGCGGTTCTCAATAAGGAAATTTATGTTACCGGTGCGGCTACAGATAATGACGTATTTGGCTATCAGGAGCGGTGGGCTGAGTATCGATACAACCCGTCACAGATCACGGGTCTCTTTAAGTCGACGTCGGCAGGTACGATCGACCAATGGCATTTAGCCCAGCGGTTTACGTCTTTGCCTACTTTGAATTCGACGTTTATTCAGGATACGCCACCGGTGTCTCGAGTTGTTGCTGTTGGTGCTGCTGCTAACGGTCAGCAGTTTTTGCTGGATACTTTCTTTGATATTAAGGCTGTAAGGCCAATGCCGTTGTATAGTGTTCCTGGTTTGATTGATCATTTCTAAGGTGTATATATGAATTGGTTCAGTGCTATTGCGTCACTACTTGGTATTGTCATAGTAGCACTGCTTATTTTTCAGTTTATGTCGAGGTTGTGATGCCATTTGATGTTGGTTTAGCCATGCTAGGGCAAGGCGCGTTAGGTTTTTTAGGTGGTGAACGCGCTAATTCTGCTAATCGCGCTGCTGCGCAAGCTCAGATGAGTTTTCAGGAAAGGATGTCTAATACTTCGTATCAGAGAGCAGTTGCTGATTTGAAAGCTGCTGGTTTGAATCCTATGTTGGCTTATGGCCAACCAGCGTCAGCCCCGCAAGGGGCGTCTTATCAGGCTCAAAATACTTTGGAGCAGGGCGCTAATGCGTCTGCTAGGTCTATTGAAATGCAGCTTATGAAGGAGAAATTGAATACTGAGAGAGAGACTCAGGGCAATATAGCTGCTAATACGGTTAAGACGGAAGCTGAGACTGAGTCGATAGCTCATGATACGAGTGTAAATAAGTATTTTGCAGGGCCGAAAAGTATTGAAATGGCTCGGCAGTCTTTAAGGAATGCTGAAGAGCAAGGGTTTTTGATGGGAGCCCAAACAGCGCAAGCTAGGCAACAGACTAAGGTTGCAATTGCAACGGTTGATAAGGTATTACAGGAAATAAAGTCTGGCGAAGCAAGTGAGGATAAGCTCAAAGCGGAGACAAAACATATTAAAGTGTTAATTCAGAATTCGACATTGGATCAAAAGCAGAAGCAGGCTTTTTCTGAAGCTTGGGACAAGCTTGGTAGTTCTGGAGCTCTTGCAAAAGAGGCAGTTCCGTTTATACGGATGTTATTTATGATGATTGGAAAATGATGAAAACTCCATTTTTACGTAGTTTGTACAATTATGATCGTGATGTTGCTTCTGATGAGTCAGGTCTTGCCTGTGATGATCCTACTTTGGCTCAGCAGCAGTTTAGGGATGAGGCTGACATTAATACAATTTTGGAGCGTTTTGGTCGTACAGGTGAAGTTGTCGTTCCTGTTCGTGCTCCTCAGTTTGGTGATTACAGTGAAGTCACTGACTATCATGCAGCCATGAATATGATTATTG